AGCAAAGCCCGGTGCGAAACTTGGAAATACAACAGGTGGTAGCGGCAAAATGATGCGCGGCGGAATGAAGAAGAAGAAATAACATGTGTGTACTTCTTAAAGATGCAAAAACTACATCTGTAAAAAACCTAGGTTGGATACTACTTGCTATAAGTAAGCCTTTTACCATAGTTGGTAACTTTATCTGGAAACTTCATCGTGCTGTACTTGATTGGAATAAATAATGCCACCACGTAACCATAAAGATTGGACTAAAAAACCTAAAGTTGAGTATATTAATTCACTTATATACTCTAACCAATCCTTATATGAGCAGGAAATAGAAAACATTTTCTCTAAAGTATGGGTTCCTTGTTTTCATAAAAGCGAAATGTCGAATGCAGGTAACTTTAGGACAGGTCAAATAGCAGGTCAAAATATACTTGCTTACAACAATGGTACAGAAATCATAGCTTATCGTAATTACGAAGTTATGGAACCATCTGGCACCTTTGCTGCTCCTATTGTTACCTCCGAACCTCGGTTACATTGCGAGGTGAAGCATGGTGGTATGGTCTGGATTACTTTAGACCCTAATCCATCTATGTCAGTGGAGGAGTGGACTTGCGGTGCTTTTGATTGTATTGCTGATGCGATTGATACGGAAGAAATGGAAGTATTTCACTACCACAAAGCCGTAATAGATACTAACTACAAGTTATGGCACGACACAAATAGCGAATTCTACCATGACTTCATGCATTATTTTAACCGTGTGTCTGGTTTTAATGATGAATACTTTGCTCGTAAGAATATTCCGTTTGACAATGGTCATGTTAACGTTAGTAGCTTTACAGTTAACTACGAGGAATATGATGGGTTTGAAGATAGGGGCGAGCTATCGTTCCCTAACCTTCCGCCTAATCAATGGTACATGGTAGATTTGTTTCCTGGTTATAATTTTAATCTTCGTGGTAGTGCTTACAGAAGTGACAGCGTTACTCCACTAGGGCCAAACAAAGTACTCATTGAGTTTCGTGGGTATGGTCTGAAGAAAGACACCCCAGAAGAACGCCAGACACGTATTAAACACCATAACTCTATATGGGGTCCCTTTGGTCGCAACCTTCATGAAGATTTAATTGGAGTTGCAGGACAAGGCACTACAATGCGTACCGGCACTGAGCCACGTAATATCCTACATGGTCGTCATGAGAATGGAACAATACATGACGAAGTGGGGATGCGCCATTACTATGCGGAGTGGAGCAAATGGATGGGTGTAGATGCGAGTAACCCTTGTCAATTGGCGGCGTAGTTATGTTTTGCGTTGTAGTGGCAAACACTACAACAATAGATGTAAAAGTTTATAACACACACAAATGGCTCTCAGGATGTCATGTTGCTGTAACTGAGCATGGGTTTGAGTACCCTAAACATAGATGTTTTTGTGTTAAAGAAGACAAGAGAGTATTTCAATGATTGCAGAAACCTTAGCAGGTATTGCGCTTGTAAAAAGCGCTGTAGACGGAATTAAAGCTGCTATAGGTACAGCCAACGATATTGGTGACATAGCTTCACAGATTGATAGCTTGTTTGAAGGTGAAAAACAAGTACAACAACAAAGGTCTAAGAAGTCTGGCGTAGGTATGGGCGACCAGTTTGGTGTAAGCAGCGTAGCAAGAGAAGTTATTGATGCACGTATAGCCCAAGAAAAAATGCAAGAAATAGCCACAATGGTTGATATGCGTTTTGGACATGGTACATGGAAGGGCATTATTGCAGAACGGCAGAAAAGAATACAAGAAGCAAAGGAAGCCGCTGCTAAAGCCAGACGTCAAGCTAGAATTGCACATGAAGAAATGATGGATAATGTAAAAATGACTGCGTTAGTAAGTATTATAACTGGCGCCGCCCTCGGTCTTATCTTCTTAGCTTTTGCTATCTTACCTAAATAATATGGAGAGTAACACGTATGACAGGTCGTAATTACAGGGCGGAGTATGATAAGTATCATGCAAAGCCAAAACAAAAGAAACGACGCGCATCTCGTAATGCCGCCAGAACAATTATGGCTAAAAAAGGCAAAGTTACTAAGGGTGACGGTAAAGACGTGCACCATACCACAGGCAACCCTATGAACAATAAAGGGTTAGCAGTTAAACCGCGTAGCACAAACCGTTCCTTTGCGCGTACCAAAACAGGAAAAAAGGTGAACCCCCGTGCCTAAACAACTTACAGAATTACAGAATAACTTTCTAGATGCATTATTTGGTGAGGCTAAAGGTAGTTATGCTAAAGCAATGCGGTTAGCTGGGTACTCGACAAGTACTAACCCTTATGCTATAATACAATCATTACGTACAGAAATCATAGAACGTGCTGAATTAGAGATGGCAGCTAATGCGCCTAAAGCCGTTTTATCAATGATTGGTGTTATTGATGACCCAACAGCCGTAGGTAATAGAGAAAGATTAGCTGCTTCCCAACAAGTACTGGATAGAGTGGGCCTTTCTAAAGTAGAGAAATTAAACGTTTCTTCAGACAAACCAATTGGGGTATTTATTTTACCAGCAAAAGATGATGACACTAGCGCAGAAATTGAATCCAACTGAACGATACGAAAGAACTAATGGCCCCAGAGTACCTTGGGGATACGAAAGGTCAAAGCATGACCCCCAGCTCCTAGAGCCCGTTAATGAGCAATTGGAGGCGCTGGAGCAGGGTCTAGACTACTTAAAGGCATCTTCCTACCCAGAAGTATCAAGATGGCTTACAGAGTACACAGGGCGCTCTATAACCCCTATGGGTCTGTGGAAACGTGTAAAGACAGACAAATCAGACAGACGGAAGTATGCTGAACAAAAACGCCGTACCGCCAAGGCCCAAAACGAAGGTAACGTCAACACCTCAAACTAAAGAGGAAAAAGAACAAGCTCGCCTAGCTAAACAAAAACGTTCTGCACGTATGCAACTTAATATGGCGCAGAAAAAAATACAAAAGTTGGAGAGACTTGAAAATCCAGAACCAGAGATGCAAATTATGGGCACTGATGGATTTGAAGTTGATGAGACTGAAGATAAGATTCTATTTGAGCCAAACCCCGGACCTCAAACTGATTTTCTTGCTGCCCCTGAGCGCGAAGTCTTATATGGAGGCGCAGCTGGGGGTGGTAAATCCTACGCTTTAATTATTGACCCGTTGCGCTATTGCAACAATAAGAATTTTAATGCATTAATTCTGCGTAGAACAAATGATGAATTACGTGAATTAATACATAAAAGTCAAGAAATGTATCCGAATGCTTATCCGGGTGCAAAATGGATGGAAAAGAAAAGCCAATGGGTTTTTCCATCTGGTGCTAGAATATGGATGACTTACCTAGAACAAGATAAAGATGTTTTGCGTTATCAAGGTCAGGCGTTTACATATATTGGCATAGATGAGCTAACACAGTATGCTACACCTTATGCTTGGGATTATTTACGCTCGCGTCTTAGAACAGCAGACCCTTCGCTCCCAGTCTTCATGCGAGCGACAACGAATCCTGGCGGACCGGGACATGCTTGGGTTAAGAAAATGTTCATCGACCCGACTAGTCCGGGAAGACCCTTTTGGGCGACTGATATTACCACTGGAGAAAAACTTGTCTATCCAAGTGCGCATGCTAAAGCTGGTCAGCCACTTTTTAACAGGCGCTTTGTGCCTGCCAGGTTGCTGGATAACCCGTACCTTTATGAAGCAGGCGACTACGAAGCGATGTTACTTTCGTTGCCTGAAGTACAACGTAAACAATTATTAGAAGGCTCATGGGATATTGCCGAAGGTGCGGCATTTTCTGAATTTGATAGGCGAGTACATGTTATTGACCCATTTGAAATACCGAACTCATGGCGGAAGTTCAGAGCTTGCGATTACGGTTACGCTTCTGCTTCTGGTGTTTTGTGGTTTACTGTAGACCCTACTAACGAAACTTTAATTCTGTATCGTGAGCTGTATGTAAGTAAAGTACCAGCTAAAGAGTTAGCACACATGGTTTTACACGCTGAGGCAGGAGAATCAATACACTATGGTGTGCTCGATTCATCACTTTGGCATAAGCGTGGAGACACCGGCCCATCCCTTGCAGAACAAATGATTGTCGAAGGGTGTAGGTGGCGCCCATCCGACAGAAGTAGGGGTAGCCGTGTAGCAGGAAAGAACGAACTGCATAGACGATTACAAGTTGATGAAGAAAGTGGTAGAGCTGGCATTGAAATAATGAGCAACTGTGTTAACTTAATTGCTCAACTGCCAACCCTCCCAATGGATAAAACTAATCCTGAAGATGTCAACACCAAGGTAGAAGACCACTTATATGATGCGTTACGATATGGTATTATGACGCGTCCAAAATCACGTTCCGTTTTTGATTTCTCTGGTGGACCACCAAATCAACGATGGCAACCCGCTGATGCAACATTTGGATATTAATTATGGCTGATGAAGAACATATTGAAGCAATGGTATTTGAACCAGAAAGTGGTTCTGAGTCACTAGCAGGATATATTACAACGAAATTTGAAGGTGTTGAATCTAGTAGGCTAGAAGAAGAAGAGCGTTGGCTAAATGCTTATCGGCAATACCGTGGTTTGTATGGTACTGAAACCCAGTTTACATCTACTGAAAAATCAAAAGTGTTTATTAAAATTACTAAGACTAAAGTTTTAGCAGCCTATGGGCAAATTATTGATGTATTATTTGCAGGACAAAGATTTCCTTTGGGTGTCGAGTCCACACTAATTCCAGAAGGTGTAGAGGAAGCAGTACATTTTGACCCTAAGGACGATACCAATGCTATGGAAGAACTCCAAAGCAAGTATGGTTTTCCAGGTGACGGTGCTGACTTACCGCCCGGTGCTACAAGCCAAATGCTCGATGACCTAAACCTAGGTGTATTTTCCGAGGAACTAGGGGACATAGGTGATAAGGTACGGCCCGGTATAGGTAAAACTGCCACATCACAGACATACCACCCTGCAGAAACTGCAGCTAAGAATATGGAACGGAAGATGCTTGACCAATTAGAAGAGTCAAGCGCTTCTAAACATTTACGGCACACAGCATTTGAAATGGCATTGTTTGGCACTGGTGTTTTAAAAGGTCCCTTTGCTTACGATAAAGAATACCCTAATTGGGATGAAGAGGGAAACTACTCACCAATTATTAAAACAGTACCTAAAGTAGAAAATGTTTCTCTATGGAATTTGTATCCTGATTCAGATGCAAAAAACATGGATGAGTGCGAATTTGTTATTCAGCGCCACCGTCTAAGCTTTTCTGAATTACGTAATCTTAAAAAGCGTCCATACTTCCGTCATGATGCAATTGATTCTGCAGTTACTATGGGTACGAACTACGT